TTATAAGTTGCTAAATCATCAGATGGAGTATTGTTATTATAAGTTACTTGAGAAGAATTAAAAATTCCATTATTTCCTTGATAATTATTTAAAGTTTCTCTAGCATTAACAGAAAATGGTTTAATATAATAATTTCCAGATTCCTCAAAAGTTCTCTTAGCTAATTCATTTCCTAATTCATTATAATCATTTTCTGTACGTACATAAACTAAATTACCATTCCTAACCTCCATTAAATTTATAAAGTTAGTTGGTTTTGTTTCTGTTGTAGATATTGCCTTTAATCTTACTTGAATACTTAATCTATCAGCACCTGGTGCTGTATAATTACTGTATCCAGCAGCATTATCAGTTAAAGATGCATCTGAATCAGAATTTACTATTGTTTCTCTAACTTCTAACCCAATTTTAGCATCAACTTTATTAAGATATGGACTTATACAGACAGTTTGGTCAGGTACATCTACAAAATATCCCCTTATAAAATAAATTCCACTAGATAAAACAGCTGCACTTCCAACGTATGAAGCTCTTCCAGTAACAGTTTGAGCTACAGCCTCTCCTGGTTGGAAAATTATATTATTACGAGTTTCTATTACATTACTATCCAATAATAAACTTTCTCCAGAAGAAAATACTTGATTATCTTCTCCACCAGTATTCAAATAAGAAACAAATAGAATATACCAATCACCTCCACTAGGAGCTCCTATATAATTTTTAATTTTAGCCTTAACACCAGAATTACTACCAACTACTATCCTACCAACTAAATCACTTAAATACGTCTTTACGTCATATCCTTCATTTGATATTTGAATTTTAACTGAGTTATAAGCACCATTAAATTTAACTCCTCCTCCAGTAACAGAAGCACCATCCTTAAATATATGACTACCAAATTTTTCAATCTGATTTTGAAGAACAGATTGAATTCCAGTTAATTCACGAGCTTGTACTGGTATTCCAGGTTTAAACAGTATTTTACAATAACTACTTTTAGAATCAAAATCGTCAAAATAAGGAGCGACGTTTAAATTAGTTTCCTGTGGCATGATTCTTTAGAATTGCAAAATGACTTTGATATCTTCTCTTTGGTTAGCAGACCTAGTAATAGAAGGTCTATTATCAACATAAATTATATTTCCAGAGTACTTTTTAACTTCAGGATTAGAGACTCCCTGAACAAAACTCTGACCAAGGTAATATGTTCTATTATTTATTACTGTACTTATACCAGGATTTCCTGTACCTCCAAAATTAGTATCTATTCCTAGAGTACTTTCATTACTAGCAATATTAACATTTCCTCCACTAGAAGGATTTGCTGTAAATCTATTGAGAGTAAATCCGTAAGTAGGATCTGTTCTTAAAGTTCCATCACTATTAAATCCAACTAAACTTTTATCCTGCCAATATTTTAAAACACCAGTTGTTTGATCATAAGAAGCAACTCTACCAACAGCAGTAGATCCCACACCTATGGTTTGAGTAAATTCCCCATCCATATTAAAAGTAGCTGTAGTATATCCAGCTCCAGTCAATTTTAAAGCATAAAGAGCACTAGATTTAGAAAGTTCAAGATTTGCAGTAGAATCAAAAGCTTCTGGATTTTCAATAATTCCTATTCTAGCTATTTGATTTCCTGTAATAAAATCAGGATTTTGTGTATCATTTTCAATTCTAGAATAAATTAAAACATTGCTTGCACCCAACTCTCTATAGATGTCTGCTCCATGTCCTCCTTGGGGTGGAATAATAACATTAAATACTGGATCAGTAGTTCCTACAGGAACTCCACCAGCAACTAAATCTAAAGTACCATAAGTATATCCAGTTCCACCTTTAGAAATATCTACTGATTCAACTTTAGCATCATTATTAATAACAATAGTGGCCTCTGCTCCAGATCCATCACCAGTAATAGGAACTCCTGTATAAGTTCTATTAGCAGTTCCTATTCCAGATCCTCTATTAGTAATAGTAACAATTTTTAATTGACCACTACTAGATGCATTATCTCTTACTGCAGCATTGTCTGTACCTGTTTCCCAATCATCTGGAACAGGAATAAAATTAGTAGAATCAAATTTAGTAATTTCAGTTGGTTTAATAGTATAAAGATATTTCCAAACATATCCATCACCACTATTACCTGCTGATTTAGGTTCAAGATCTGTAAAGGTGGGTTGATCTAAAGAAGGTCTTCCAGATGTATTTTCAGGATTAGTACCATTTTGAAGACAAATATAAACTTTATAATCTTCATTTACTACGAAATATTTGGATGAATATAAACTAGTTGCACCAGAAGGTTTAGCTGTATTTGATCTACTAATATCCCCACGATACATATCATAAGTTACACCTGAAGTCCAAGTGTACTTATTCACCATTCTACGTATATCAGAAGTTGTAATCTTCTTCAACGCTACCATAGTATCCCAATAATCATCTTCCTGATCAAAACAATCTTTTGGAGAAGGAGGATTAGCATTCCATGTAGAGGAATAACTAGTAGCATTAGGTAAACCAACAAAAGAATAATAAGAATTAACTGAAGAAGTTGCAGTAGATACAAAATTCTTCGCATTCAATATTCTAAGTTGATCAGTTATAATGGCAGCCATTTTGTTATTTTTTAGTTATTTATTGAAGAATTATATAGATGGGTAAATTACAATACTACCACCCATAGTATTGAAGTTAGTAGCCTGATAATAAAGAGTGTTAGGAGCACTATAAGGAACTTCAAATTCCAATTGAACGTTCTGATCAGCATCATTATTAGTGACACCAACATTCCATTGACTACTTACAGATCCATTAGCACCTGTTTGTATTCTAAGTTGAGCAGAAGAAGTATTATTAAAATAATAAGTTTGTCCTCTAGCAAG